CTTTCAAAAGCAATGTTTAGAAAATAATATCAAACCGATTATAGGGTGCGAGCTATACGTTGTTGACGATATGAAACGCAAGGAGAAGAGCGATAGACGTGGTCACCTAACTGTCTTGATAGAAGATATTGACGGGTGGCAAACGCTCTGTAGATGGCTTACCAGAGCGAATATTGAAGGGTTCTATCACAGACCGCGGTGTGACTTTGAGCAAATTCTAAGTTCCGATTTAAAGGGATTGGTTTTTATGTCGGCTTGTACTGCATCTGTAATTAATCTTCCCGGGGGAGAGAATTTTATCAGAAGCCTACATAAAAAATCAGATGGCAATGTTTATATGGAAGTTATGCCACATGATATCCCTGCTCAAAAAAAATTACACGATAAAATTTTAGGCATATATTCAGATCTCCAGTTCATTGCTACCAATGATTGTCATTATGTTTTTGGAGATGATTGGGAGGCGCAAGAAGTATTGCTCGCTATTCAATCGAACGCTACGTGGGATGATCCGAAAAGATGGAGATTTGGTTTTAAAGGATTACATCTCAGAACGGCCGATGAGATGTTAATTGCTTTTAGTAGACAGGGTCATTTGCCTCGAAAGATAATTCATGAAGCAATGGAGAATGCTTCTATCATTGCGCAGAGATGCAGTAATTTTGAAATTAAAAAACAAGAGATATCATTACCAGAGTTACCATATGAAGTTAATACAATAGACGGACAACCTATAAAGGAGTTCGCTCTTTTAGAAGATCTTTGCTATGCGGGTATGACGAAGTTTGGTCTGGATGATATTCCCGAATATGAAAACCGGCTTAATGAAGAACTGGATTTGATTTATAAAAAGAATTTCGAACGATACTTTTTACTTGTAAAAGATTTTATAGATCACTGTAGAGAACAAGGTTGGGGAATAGGCCCGGGGCGTGGATCTGTTGGAGGATCTTTACTTGCTCACTTGATAGGTATCACTGAAAGTGTAGACCCCATTAAATATAATTTGCCTTTCAGCAGATTTCTCTCAGAGAATAGGGTCGACTGGCCAGATATAGATATTGATGTTGAGAAAAGATTTCGTCAACAAGCAGTCGATTATTTATATGAAACATACGGTGCTGAAAGAACATGCGGCATTTCGACAGACATGAGATTAAAAGGGAAGGCTGTCATAAGAGATATTGGAAGAGTTTTCGGATTGCCATCATCTGATATTGGAATGATGGCTGGTGCTATTTGGGATAAGAAAGAAATAGATGGCTCGACAATTAAATATGCTATCGAAAATAATAAAGATGCACAAGAGTTTGCTGAGAGATATCCCCACTATATTGATCTCGCGATGAGAATGGAAGGACAGCTAAGAGGTTTTGGCAGGCACGCCGCTGGCATAGTTATTTCTGGAGATGATCTCACGAATGGATCTCGATGCGTATTAGCGAGAAGAACAGGGAACAATATTGCTGCTAACTGGAATATGAACAATGCTGAATTTTGTGGCTTGATGAAGCTTGATGTTCTCGGGCTTGCCACTATCTCTGTAATAAAAGAAGCTGAAAGCTTAATCAACGAAAGAGAATGTACTAATTTTTATCACCATCCTGAAAGTGAATGTTGTTTTTATGCTGATGAATTTCCGGGAGATACTTGTGAAGAGATAGACTTTCAATCAGAATTAATACCAGAAGGAGATAAAGAATCTTTTGAAATTATTTCTGCTGGCAATACAGCAGGCCTTTTTCAAGTATCGGCAAGGCCCTTGACAGAGTTATGCAAAGATATGGGAATTGAAACCTTTACTCATATCCGCGATGCTGTTGCTCTTGTAAGACCGGGCCCATTTGAGAGCGGCATGACAAAAGATTATATCATGCGAAAGCATGGAGAAAAATATGAATCCATTCATCCAATTCATGACAAAATAACAAAAGAGACATATGGAGTTCTACTCTTTCAAGAACAAATCATGTTGGTCGTTTCTGAAATGGCCGGTATGACTTTGAGTGATGCCGATCACGTACGAAAAATTATTGCAAAAAAAAGAGATCCAAAAGAGCTTGAGAAGTATAAGAATGAATTCATTCAGGGGTGTTCTAAACAAAAAACATTCTCAGAAAAACAAGCGATTCAATTTTGGAATGATCTTAGTGGCTGGGCGAAATATGGTTTTGGTGCTGCGCATGCTACCGCTTATGCTCTCATCGCATACAGAACGGCGTACTTGAAAGTTCATTATCCAGTAGAATTCTTTTGTGCGATACTAACCTATGGGGAGTACAACGAAAAGATTAAAGATGTAAATAAACATAAGCAACATATAGTCGATGAAATTAAACAGCACAACTTCTCTGTTATGCCACCAAAAAAGGGGATAAGTCAAGCGATTAGATGGATAGCGAAGGGAACAACTTTGTATGCTCCCTTCGTTGAGATTAATGGTATCGGTGAGAATAATGCTGAAAATTGCATTAAAAATAAAACTTGTTCTGCTCCTAAACAAAAAGGATTCTTTAAGCTTGACCCAAAGCCAAGAAAGAAAACAAAGATCGATGAAATATTAGATGAGATCAAAGCGGATGATCCAGAAGCGATCCCGGACAATTTATCTAAATATTTATCATTCGAATGTTTTAAACAAGAAGAAAGATCAAAGACAAGGCCTATGAGAAAACGATAGTATTTATTTTTTATTAAAATTCAATTATAATAACTAAAGGAGAAAATAAATGCCACTTCATTTAGATTATAGACCGCCTAATTTTGATAGCTTTGTTGGCAATACAGATATGATAGCGAGCCTTAAAGCTGTTGTAGAAAGACAAGATGATCTTCCCCACGCTTGGCTGTTCATAGGAAGTAAAGGATGCGGGAAAACTACTCTTGCTCGTATTATATCAACAGACTATTTAGGATGCCCAGCAGACAAAAACAATCCAGATTATATGGAGATCAATTGTGGATCCCATAATAAAATCGAAACGGTAAGAGATATTGAAAGGGATGCCACATACTCTCCAATCAAGTGCAAGAATAGGGTATGGGTATTAGACGAAGCTCATATGCTTGGACAGGGCGGTGCTTCTGAAAAGAATCTTGTACAAAATGCTCTATTAAAAATATTGGAAGACTACCCTAAGAGGGGTCATCTGATATTATGTACTACCGATCCCCAGAGATTGATAGGAACTATCCATTCCAGATGTACTACATTCAGAGTAAATCCTTTAAACGAAAAAGACATGAGGGCTCTTCTCGATCAAGTTTTAAAAGGAGAAGATGTAACTGATTTTCCAGGGGCGGGCATCGAAGCAATTATAGATGCGGCTGAAGGATGCCCAAGAGATGCATTAAAAATTCTTGATCAAGTAATAGATCTCGAAGAAAGAGTTATGCTTGGGGCTATATCTGGATACGAAACAATTGATACAGAAGTAAAGGAACTGTGTCAAGCTTTATTAAAAAAGTCAAGCTGGCCTTTTGTATCTGGAATTATAACGAACTTAAAAAAGAATGGAGAAGATTGTGAAAGAGTTCGACGTGCTGTTCTTGGCTACATAACCGCTGTTATGTTGAATAGTAAACCATCCAGAAGAGGAGAGGGAGAGGATATTCTTTTAAGATGCAAAGACATTTATGAGTGCTTTAAAAATCCAACCTATAATAATGGCTGGAGCGAAATTGTCTCGGCCGCATATGAAGCAACATTAATTTAAAAAGGGGACCAAAATGAAAACATTATTTATTTTTATCGGAATGATTATGATGATTATGATTGGTTGTTCGGATGCTGATATTGCATCGAGTAATCTTTCAAAGGCAGCAGATCAATTTGAAATTAATAGGAGGGTTGTATTTTATAACGGAATAACTGGGGATTATATTTTATCTATTGAAGGATTGTGTTCTCTTGGAAATCAAGATTCTCAAGGTGAAGTTTCTGTAACATGTAAAACAGGAAAGAAAGATTTTAAAAAACATTTTCTGGGGCTGTCTGATAATGTTACTTATTTTGCCGAACAAATAGAACCATCCAAAGTTGATGTATATCACTATAGAGTAATTTTTAAACCGGCGGCCATTATTCCAGATATAGATCTCGTAAATTAGAAAGGAGACAAAATGATATTAGACTGGGAAGGAGAATTTGATTACCATAAAGAGAGTAGTATTAATCTTGACGAATTAGAATTGGAGGCACAGAATCAATCAGACCTATACTGGAAATATGGGAAAGAGAAAGTCCGAATCAGCAGAATGGTTGCGAATACTCATGAAGAAATCAAGGTTATGCGCAGCGTTATAATCAAAGAAGTTCTTGACGAAGCCAATGCAAATGGAGCAAAAAATCCTACCGCACAACAAATCGAAGCTCATTATAGAACTGATAAAAGACATCAAGATCTAAAACAAAAAATGATTGATCTGGAATACGAGTACAATCTCTTATGTGAAGCCTGTGCGGCTATCTATCAAAAACGGGACATGATTCAGGAAGAGAGAGCCTTTTTGTCAATGGGTTATTTTTCCAGAGTGTCTAAAACAAATGGCATTCGTGCGCAAGAAAAGATTCAGCAAAGAGAAATAGCCGATGATGAATCCAGAACCGCAGTAAATGAAAAAAGGAGAGCACGACGAAAATGAATCGGGGTGAAATATGGCTGCTAAAAATGCGAGGCATAAAAGAAAATCATGTAAAAATAAAATCGGATATGATGATCATAATACAGCATTAAAATCGGTTATCTCATTAAAAAAGAATGGGAGCTTCATGTTTAAGTATAACATTTATACTTGTCAGTATTGTGGTAAGTATCATGTCGGTCATCGACCAAGCAAATACTCTAACTTATGAGGAGAATTATCATGGCAACAAGCTGGAAAGAAAGAAAGAAAAAACTGCAAGAGAAAACCAGAGACAGTGCAGAGAACAGAGAGGGTAAGAACAATACTGTCCTGACATTTAAAAATTTAAAAGGCCGAGAAGTATTATGGATTGATAAGGTCAAATTTGGAAGAGATATTAATGAATTTGATTTCATTCCTTTCATTGTTTCTACCGACTGGTATGCGAGACTGAAAAAATTTAGTGGAAAGCCAACCGGCCTTGAGCCCGGAGATGTTGATTATAAATTAGAATACCCCAGACACAATCTCCCTACAGGAGAAAAGATTCTCTGTTTACGTGAAGCATTCAGAGAGCCTTGCGGAGTGTGTGAAGAGCGCGAAAGACTGATGGACGAAAAGGATCAAGAGAAAGTAGTCGAGCAGCTCGCTGTTAAGTGGCGCTGTATGTATAACATAATTGACCTTGGAGCAGATGAAGAGATTCGTTTGTGGGATAGTAGCTATCATCTTTTCGAGAAACAAATTCTCACAGAAATCCATCTCGGAACAGGTGGTCTTGATTTATTCTGGGATATTGAAGATGGTAAGACTGTTGAATGGCGTGGGATGCAAAAGAAAATTGGCAAGTGGCCCTTCGTTGAAGCAGACAGAATTGATTTTAAAGATCGTGCGCCTTACACTGAAGCAATTCTTGATGAAGTATATCCGCTTGATCTCATGCTGGTTATTCCTACTTATGCTCAAACAGTAGCTGTGATTTCTGGCGGGGCAGTA